GACGACGTAGAAATTGAAGTTAGCCCATATGATCTTACTAAAGGCAGAGTAACTCGCCGCAAATAAATACTTAACACTCTTTTGAATGGAGGGTTAAGTATGAATCTAGATAAATCTGCAATTCTGCAAATTAAATCTGTGTCTGCTGCACAGGACAAAAAACCATGCCTGCGCATTATAATCGAAAATAATGCCTGCGATTTTGTTTACGACAACTGTAAAGACATTAATTATGGCGGTTATGCGGCAGTTAGTGTCGACGGAGTTACAGTAAGCACAGCATCTGAATGTAAAGCATACATTGATAACAAAACTCTTTACTACTCAGACAAACAAGGATTCCAATTGCTATAATTTATTCATAAATATGTAAAAACATAAGGTGAATTTATGGCAAAGCAAACAGTTAACATTGGATCAAGTGCTAATGATGGCACTGGCGATCAACTAAGAACTGCATTTGATAAAATCAATGACAATTTTGACGAAGTCTATAACGCAGGACTTGTAGGATCTAATCTTTCAATTAGCTCTAGTACAATAACTAGCACAGAAACAAACGGTAGCGTTACTATTATACCAACAGGTACAGGGCACGTTACAGTTGACGACGATGTTATTATCGTCTCTACTAGTCGTACACCGTCGGGTGCAATTGGATCAAGTGGAGATCTTCAAGGCATGATTGCATGGGATGATAGCTGGTTATACATATGCTCGGCAGATTATGACGGATCGACTGCTATTTGGAAGCGAGTTAGTATTACAGCCTGGTAAATTAAATGGCACAACCAATTTGGATAACAAATTCAGGAAGTCTAGGCACAATTCAGGAAGGAGAATTCTTTCAACTTCCTTTGCTTGCGTATGACCCAGATAACCCAACAGACAAATCTGAATTATATTTTACACTATTATCAGGAAATCTTCCTGAAGGTATCCAAGTTGGTCCAACTGGATTAATATCAGGTATTCCAAAAGCAATCGCAAATGTTCAAGGTGTACCTCTTGAAGTCGGTGAAAACGTTGTTTCAAAGTTTAGTGTTCGAGCTTACACTAAAAAAGGTTCCGGTGCTGTGGATCGTGTCAATGATCGCACATTTGAAATCACTGTAGTTGGTCAAGATGTTCCTGAATTTACAACACCTTCTGGCGAGATTGGGCGGTATTTTGATGGAGACTTTGTAAGCTATCAAATTCAATTCAGTGATTCAGATCCAAACGATACAGTATATGCATATGTAGCAAGCGGATCTCTTCCGGCTGGATTAGAACTAAGCAGAACGGGACTGATCTCTGGATACATTGATCCTATTATTAATCTAGATTCCACAGCCATTGCAGGATTTGACAGAGATGGATCATACTTTGACAAATTTCCTTTTGATTTTAGCACGCGGTCAATTAACAAGAGCTATCAGTTTACAATTAAACTCACCGACGGTAAAGAATACCGCCTAAGAACATTCTCTATTTTTGTGTATAGCAGAGATAGCATGACTGCTGATACAATTGAAGAAACAGCAGATACTTCTTATATTACAGCAGATACGGTTGCAACACGCCGGCCTTATATTGAAAATTATACAGCCAACTTAGGTTCTTATAGACATGAAAACTTCTATGCTCATCAATTCGAAGGGTATGATCCTGATGGTGATCAAGTTGAATATCGCGTAGTTTCAGGAGATTTACCTCCGGGTTTAGATGTTGATCGTGCTACCGGCTGGCTAGTTGGATACATTCCAAATATTGGGTTCCAGGACATTACGTATTCGTGGACCGTGCGTGTTTACAAAAAGGATAACCCAACTGTATCACAAGATTTTTCATTCACACTAGTCATTTATGGTAATATTGACATTGATGTTACTTGGCTTGTTAACCAAGATTTAGGATTAATTGACAATGGTGATACTAGTTACTTTTATGTAAGAGCAATACACAGCCAAGGCATTCCATTACAATACAGATTAAAATCAGGATCGGATAGTAAACTTCCGCAAGGATTGAAATTACTTCCAAGCGGAAACATTGCAGGACGAGTAAGTTATAAAACGTTTGCACTCGACGGCGGTACTACAACGTTTGACAAAGATTTACGCACACGTCTAGACATCAACGAAACCACATTTGACATGACATTTGAGTTTACTGTCGAAGCATACAATAGCGACGAGATTGTGAACGTTTCGAGAACATTTACATTAACTGTTAATAGACGCTACAATAAACCATGTCAGTGTATGCGTATTGAAGCATTTCCGCCATTAGATGATAGAGAATTACTTAAACAGCTAGTGCAAAATCAAGATATATTCCGCCCAGAATGGATATATCGTGCCGATGATCCTTGGTTTGGTGTTAGACAAAAGATCTGGTACGAACACGCATATGGACTAGAACCAAGTTTATTTTCTGAGTATGTAGCAGCTATTGTTCAAAATCATTATCGTAAGCGTATTGTGTTAGGTGAGATTAAAACAGCATTAGCCAAAGACGATGCAGATAATGTTCTTTACGAAGTTGTATATGCAGAAGTTGTTGATACACAGGTTAATAACGATGGCGAGAGCGCAGCGGAAAGCGTCGCATTAAAATATCCGGTTAACGCAGGCGATAGCACAGAAATTGATACAATTTATCCAAACAGTCTAGAGAATATGCGTAATGTTGTTATTGATAACATTGGACAAGTGGCACCGATCTTGCCTCGTTGGATGTTAAGCAAACAAGAAGATGGTGAAATTTTAGGATTTACACGTGCTTGGGTAATTGCATATACTGTACCAGGCAAGTCAAAACAATTAGCATATCGTATTAACGAAGATTTCGGAATTCAATTAAACAAGATTGATTTTGATGCAGACAGATATGTGTTAGGCTGGTATTCGGCAAATAAATGGGATAGCTCAAACGATGAATGGCTGGAATCTCGCATGACTACATTTGACCGAGGTACGCAAGGATCAGCAACCGAAACTGTATTTGACGGCGGGAGTACACGATTCATTTACAACGTAGATATCTATGAATACACCGACGTTTACGATAAATATTTACTGTTCCCACAAAGAAGGATTATAGATAATGAGCAGCTCGATTAACCCAAACAACATTGATACAGCATACCCAGTTGCTGGTCAAGACAACGATAGCCAAGGCTTTCGTGATAATTTTACAAATATTAAAACTAGCTTTACCTACGCTAAAGCCGAAATTGAAGACCTTCAGAGCAAAGCAATCTTAAAGAGTGCGTTGTCGGGATCAAGTTTAGATAATGACATGGCTGGTGCAGAAGTTACTGCAATGCGTGTAACTGATTTGCGCGAAACTAAAACTGCAAAAGGAACAGTAGATGGTACGGTAACGGTCGATATTGAAGAAGGTGGCTATCAAACTGTTAATATTGACGGTTTAACCACTGGTGCAATTTCTTTAGCATTTTCAAATTGGCCAGCAGCTGGTTCATTTAGTAAAGTGCGTGTAAGCATTATTGCAGTTGCTAACGAGACAGTTACCTTGCCAGCCGCAGTTAGTATTGGCACAGAAGGTATCACAGGCTACGCATCTAACGTAATCACTTTTCCCGAAGGCGGTACATACGACTTTGAATTTTCAACAGACGACGGCGGTTCAACTATCACAATCGTTGATTTAAATCGCAGTAAAGAGAACGTTCGCTACAATTTAGAAGATTTAGCAGATGCAGCGGCAGCAAGTTTGGACGTAACCACTTCGTACTTTGCTACCTCAGCAGCAGAAACAGCAACACTAGCAGACGGTGTCGAAGGTCAAGTCAAAGTATTTGCTATGACGGCAGCAGCCGGCGATATGGTAATCACTGTAGCATCGGCGGGATGGGTTGCACTAGACGCAGCAGGTACTATTACGTTTTCCTCAAAAGGTGATGGCTGCACCCTGCAATTTGTTAATGGCGCTTGGTACTGCACTGGAAACTACGGCGCGGTATTTGCATAAACTAATTGACTTTAACATAAGGTTCATGTATAATTCTATAAACTAATAGGAGAATACATGGACCTTAATTCTTATATGCGCTTTGTAGAAAGCGTAACCTCGAAACAGTCAAACGATTTAACTACTTTTATGAACCGTCTCGACGAAATCGACGGTAACTGGAACGATGCAGATCAAGCACATGGCCCGGATATTAATGTTCCGCTATTACTAACAGCAGCGATTGGACTAGCGGCCGAAGGCGGAGAATTTTGTGAGCTTCCTAAAAAAATCTTCTTTCAAGGCAAGCCATTAAATACTGATACACTATTTCATATGAAGCGCGAACTAGGCGATATTATGTGGTACTGGGTAAACGCTTGTAGAGCACTTGGACTAGATCCCAACGATGTAGTAGAAGAAAATGTGCGCAAACTAGAAGCACGTTATCCCGGAGGCGAATTTGATAGTTGGTTTTCAGAGAATCGTAAAGCAGGAGACTTGTAATGGAACATCCGTTTCTTAATACTGAAGAAATAGCAAAAATGAAGCTAGAAGATATTCAGAGTAAGATAACGGAACTTACAAATAAACTAGGAGTTGCGTATAATACAAGTGGCAACCAGTACTTGATTCATCAACTTTCGATGGCACTCGAAACGTATAATGCAGCTATGCAACGTAAACTTCAAGACATGTTTCCTAAAGATCAAGAAGAAAAATATAAAGACAAGATTGATATTAAATGAATGTAAGACTAAACTACGACTTTGATTTCACTGCCGGAATCTGGATGGACGACGAACTTCGCTTTAACAGATACAAGTTAGGAATGTATATGGTTACTGGCACTGATAATAGTTTTAATCAAAGCACAGCAATGGAACGTATTAGATATTTTTTAGGAAAAGTATCTCGTAGTGTTTTTATTAATCAAGAAAGTATAGAAACTATTGAAAAATTAATCGATCTTGGTATTCCGGTTATTACATTACCAGGTGACCCGTACGATCAATTTATTGAGCTTGCACTTTATCGTAAGTTTAATGCTATCGCCGAAGGTAATATTATTGTTACTGATATTGAACTTGCTAGTTTGTTTGGAGACTTTATTAATTATTTGCACTGTGATGAAGAAGATCTTGGTCCGTTTGCTGAAGATAATTGGTGGAGCAAACCTACACTAGAACAATTTAACAAAAAGATTTTGCATAAAGGCAAAAATGTTGTTAAAATTACACGGTATCCAGACTGGAAAGAAGTTGATCTTGGTTGGGAAGCAGAGCATGAAGACGAGTATGAATATGTTGTTGAATTTACCCCGGATAACTCAGTAACATTTGAGAAAGATGAAAATTGACGTTTACGGACAACCGGTTTACACAGAACAAGATGTATTCGATGAATTAATGTGTAATCCTGTGTTAGAGGATTATGGTACATTCCTTGTTGAAAATATTCTAGATATTGATTGCATTGTTAAACAATATCAAGAACCTGATGTTGATGTTGAAGAGTTTCATAGATTAAATCAACAACAATGGTTCATGACAGTAGAATATAAAAATCTAGATATAGCAAAATACATTTTAGATTTATGTACAACAGATTCCGAATTACAGCGTGTTGGTGAAGAACTATTATTATATCAAGAACGAGATTTATTTGATTTATTGCGTTACCTAGTTTACCTAGTTGATATTATGCGAGCAAATAATATTATTTGGGGTGTAGGTCGAGGGTCAAGTGTAGCAAGTTATGTATTATATCTAATTGGAATACACCGTGTAAATTCGATGTATTACGATTTAGATCCTAGAGAATTCTTGCGCTAAATATGCGTATATAATGGAGAAGCTATAATGGCAAAAACATA